GAGCCCCACACAATGGACGGCAAGACACTCGGGGCCGATGACTACGGCAAGAAGCCGACTATGCCTAGCAAGAAGGATTGGGTTCCTCTCGCTGGTGTTGCTATTGGCAACAACGATACCGTCAAGACTGATGGCATCAAGATGCGCGGCACAGGCTGTGCGACTAAAGGCTTGATGGCTAGGGGGCCGATGGCATGAATTACACGGCGCTTGTAGATGCGATAACCTCCTACACGGAGAACCAATTTGCCACGGCAGACATGAATACGTTCATCACGCAGGCAGAGCAGCGCATTTACAACAACGTGCAGTTCCCATCATTGCGTAAGAACGTGACAGGCAGCATCACTGCCAACAACAAGTACTTGGCCTGCCCGCTAGATTTCTTGGCGACGTATTCAATCGCCGTAATCAACGCTGCTGGCGTATACGAGTACTTGTTAAACAAGGATGTGAACTTTATTCGTCAGGCATACCCACAGCCAACGGATACAGCACAGCCTAAGTATTACGCACTGTTTGGTCCACAGAGTACAGACCTTAAAGAACTTACATTTATCCTTGGCCCTACCCCTAATTTGACCTACGGTGTAGAACTCCATTACTACTACTACCCAGAGTCGATCACTACGGTAGTAGGTGGGCAGACATGGCTAGGGGATAACTTTGATTCTGTTTTGTTGTACGGATCGCTTGTCGAGGCTTACACCTTTATGAAGGGTGAGACGGACATGATGGCCTTATATGATACTAAGTACAAAGAAGCGTTGAATCTTGCCAAACGTCTGGGTGATGGGCTGGAAAGAGGCGATGCGTACCGTGACGGGCAGACCAAGATACGAGTAACGACATGACCATTGCACAAACTGCTACAACGTCATTCAAAGTAGAGTTGTATCAAGCAATTCACAACTTTGGTCCCATTTCGCCAGACACGTTTAAGGTGGCGCTTTACACTTCCGCAGCAAACATAGACGCAACCACGACTGCGTATACCGCTACAGGAGAAGTATCTGGTGCAGGGTATAGCTCTGGCGGTATTTCGCTGACCATCTCAACAAGCCCCACAGCAGGTAATAACAGTGGTGGTGTACCAACTGCGTACATCAGTTTTCTTAATGTTTCTTTGCCAAACTCTACTTTTACCGCCCGAGGCGCACTGATCTATAACTTGTCCAAGGCCAACAGGTCTGTAGCGGCATTAGATTTTGGTGCGGACAAGACAGTTAGCAACGACACGTTTCAGATCATTTTCCCCGCCGCCGATGCCACCACCGCCATTGTGCGGATTAGTTAAATAGGAAATATCATGCCTACCGAAAATACTACGACCCAAGACACCGTGCAAGCGGGTATGGTTGCAAATAAACTTACAACAGACACCGTAGGTGCTGGTGGCGTGTACTCCGTCGAGTGCGTAGGTGCTGATGGGCAAGTCAAGTGGACTGACACATTCTCCAATCTTGTAGTGAACGAAGGTGTTCAGGACATGAACACCCAATACTTCAATGGCGCTGCCTATAGCGCGGCTTTCTTTTTGGGGCTTGTTGCTGGCCCCGGAGCAGGTACTGCATTTGCTGCGGGGGATACGCTCGCTATTCACGCAGGATGGACAGAAAACACCACCTACGCTGGTGCGCGTAAAGCAGCGGTATTTGGCGCAGCCACTATAGCCAACCCGTCTGTGATTTCTAACTCGGCTTCGCCTGCGTCGTTTGCTATGAACGCCACGGCCACAATCGCTGGTGCGTTTCTGTGTACCGTGTCAAGTGGAACCTCCGGTGTACTGTTTTCTGCTGGGGACTTTACTGGTGGCGACAAATTTGTGGATAGCGGCGACACGTTGAATGTTACTTACACCTTCTCACTAACTGCTACCTAAGGCCGCTAGGTGTTCGGCTACGCAACATTTGCCCAAGCTCCTTTTGCTGCTTTAGGTGGCGCGGGCGCGGTAGTTGACGTTGCATTGGTTGAATCCAGTAGTTCCGCGAGTACCACAAGCATTTTTGCAAACGTGCTGGTTGCCGCTAATGCGGAGGGTGCATCCACTGCTGGGTCTGTAAACACAATCAATAACATTTTCAACAACCTGATCTCCGAGGCGGGGTCTAGTTCTTCAGTACAGACCGCCCAAGCAGCCTTTATTGCTTTCATCGCAGAAGTTGCATCAACGCAAGAAGCCAGAACGGTTATTGCGACGATGTTGGGTAGTGTGGCAGAAAATGCAAGCGCCGCAGAAACGGTATCGGCCAGTGGAGCGTTTCTTGCGCTTATGCTGGAAGCTTCGTCGGGGGTAGATGCTAGTACCGTCAGTACATTAGTCCTTGCCAGTATTTCAGAGACGGCGTCTGGAGCGGCGGCGGTAACCAACACGGCGGTGTTTAACGGAACACTAATCGAAGTAGCCTCCGCTGTAGCGGCTTTTACAGTTTTGCGGGAAGCTAACGTATATCCGATAGGAATTCAGCTATACGTTGTCATCAACGGGGTGCTCGTCTGGTCAGTAATCAACGACAATCAGATACCTGACTGGCAAGGTATAGCCAATTCACAGACTCCCGGATGGTCTGATATTGTCGATACGCAGACTCCCGGCTGGACCATCCTGCCGTCGTAAGGAACAAAAATGGCACTCGTTGTAAAAGATCGCGTTAGAGTTACGACCACTACTACGGGTACAAGCGACTTTACTATTGGTAGCGCGGCGCTTGGTTTCCAAAATTTCTCAGTTATTGGTGACGGCAACGAAACCTATTACGCCGCAGTTGACACGGTTACAGGCAGCTTTGAAGTTGGTATTGGCACGTTCACTGCGGCGGGCCCGACGCTTACACGAACAACAATTCTTGAGTCCAGCGCAGCGGGTGCAAAGGTTTCGTTCGGTGCTGGCTCTAAGGATTTGTTTGTAACGTACCCAGCAGAGCGCTCGGTGTATTTGGACATAGCTGGTTCGTATCCCGTTCAGAACACTTTCAATGCCCTGAACGCAACCACGGCTACCCTGACCAACGGTACAGTGTCAACGACACCAGCCTCCGGCACAGACATCGCCAACAAGACCTACGTGGACACCGTTGCCGCGCAGAGTATTACATACCACGCCCCCGTGTTTGTTGAGTCCCCAAGCATTGCGGGTAACTTGAACGCGACCTACAACAACGGCGCTTCTGGCGTTGGGGCCACACTGACCAACGCAGGGACGCAGGCGGCGCTGACCATTGACGGCGTGCTGATGACCACGACCAAGCGCGTATTGATCTATAGCCAGACCAACGCAGCGCAAAATGGTGTTTACACGGTTACTGTCGTTGGTACGGGCGCTACAAACTGGGTGCTGACCCGAGCAACTGACGCAGACACGTATGCAGTAAACAGCCCTACATCGCTCGGTCAGGGGGATGCGTTTTTTGTTACCAATGGTAATACGGGTGCGGGTGAGTTGTATGTTATGAACACCGTTGGCGTCATAACCTTTGGTACGACGGCAATTAACTTCACGCAGATTAGTTCTTCGATCCCGTATATTGCAGGGACAGGGTTAAACCTCAGCCCATCGACAACATTCAACATCTCCAACGTAGGCACAGCGGGCACATACGGCTCTTCGTCCAACGTCCCCGTGTTTGTCACCAACGCGCAGGGGCAGGTTACCAGCGTAACGAACACAGGTATTGCCATTACATCTGCGGCAGTCTCTGGGTTGGCTGCATCGGCCACAACGGACACCACCAACGCTGCCAATATCAGTTCTGGAACGCTGCCATCAGGCCGTATATCGGGTTCTTACACCGGACTGACAGGCACAGGCGCTCTTGCAGCAGGGTCACTTGCTTCGGGGTTCACCGCAGTTTCAGCCCCACTGGGGGGCACAGGTCAAACGTCCTATGCAGTGGGTGATCTGATCTACGCAAACACGACAACGTCTCTGGCTAAATTAGCGGATGTGGCGGTAGGTAATGCTCTGATTTCTGGCGGGGTAAGCGCGGCTCCTAGCTGGGGCAAGGTGGGCCTTGCTACTCATGTCAGCGGGACACTTCCTGTAGCCAACGGCGGTACAGGTGTTACGTCTTCTACGGGCACAGGCAGCACTGTTCTAAACACTAGCCCCACGCTTGTAACTCCTGTACTAGGAACGCCCACTTCGGGTACGTTGACCAACTGTACTGGGTACACCTCTGATAACCTCTCTGGCACGGTGACAGCACCCAAAGGCGGCACGGGCCAAACAAGTTACGCTGTTGGTGACTTGCTGTATGCGTCTACCTCAATTGATCTGTCGAGATTGGCTGATGTCGCCACAGGCAACTCTTTGATTTCTGGCGGTGTTGGTGTTGCCCCATCATGGGGGAAGATCGGGCTTACTACTCATGTCAGCGGGACACTTCCTGTAGCTAACGGCGGTACGGGGGTTACTTCATCCACGGGCACAGGCAGTACTGTTCTAAACACTAGCCCCACGCTTGTAACTCCTGTACTAGGAACGCCCACTTCGGGTACGTTGACTAACTGCACTGACCTGCCAATTGACGCAGGTACTTCGGGTACGTTGCCCGTACTTCGTGGTGGTACAGGTGTTACGTCTTCTACGGGCACAGGCAGCACTGTTCTAAACACTAGCCCCACGCTTGTAACTCCTGCACTAGGAACACCATCTGCATTGGTCGGCACAAACATTACGGGTACAGCTGCCGGATTTTCTATCGGAGGCAACGCTGGTACTGTGACCAACGGGGTGTATACAGACGCTGCAAACGTACTTACCGCTGCCCTGACTCTTCAGGGTATTGCCCCGATCATCAACTTTTTTGAGACAGATCAGACTCTACCAGCGGGGCGTCGAAGGCTTGTAGAAAATGGGAATCAATTCAGTTTGCGTAGAAATACTGCGGTTGGAGGTGATTTCTCTACAGAGGTGAGTGAATTTCTTATCAGTGCCACTGGGGATTTTACTGGGATAGGGAATATAACTGCATACTCCGACATCCGCCTCAAGAAAGACCTTGTTCAGATTCCTGATGCTCTAGAGAAGGTTCGCCAACTGACTGGGTACACCTACACGCGAATTGATACTGGCGAGAAGCAGACTGGTTTGGTTGCTCAAGATGTTCAAAAGGTATTGCCGGAAGCCGTTTTGGAGGGCGAGCACTTGTCTCTTGCCTACGGGAACTTGGTGGGCTTGCTTGTTGAGGCCATCAAAGAACTAGAAGTGCAGGTGGCAGAACTGAGGGCAGCTAAATGACAATGCCCGCAAGTGGCCCATTGAACATGGGCGGCACAGTCAGCCCAGTGAGCGTGGCTCAAGAACTTGGCCTTGGATTGACTACAGCCATCTCCATGAATCAGGCAAACGTCAGAACACTTGCTGGCGTTGGCGGCAGCGGCACATCGTGGAGCATGAGTTCCTTGTACGGGAAATCTAATCGTCGAACGGTAACTATAACAATTACGGCTAATGCAACTGGCGCGGCTACGCTCAACGTAGCAACCTTTGCTTCAACGAACCTAACCAAAACTACATCTGGTACGTATGCGGCGGGGCTTTCAGATATTAGCGTAATTGTTAATGCGGGTATTTATCTATACAGTACCGTAACAGGTTCGCCAGCCCTGACTATTTCAGGGGGAGTAGCGGGCGATAAGTTAATCTTTACCAACAACGGCTACATTCTTGGGCGTGGGGGCAATGGCGGGGCGTATAACTTTGGAGCAGTGGGGAACGGGGGCGGTGGTGGAACAGGGCTATCTATAACCGGAACCTACGCTGCGACATCTACGATCACTAATGCAGCGACCCGTTACATATGCGGTGGCGGTGGTGGCGGTGGTGCTGCGG